ATCATGCGCTTTGGCAACTATGCTTTTTACAGCATTATCAGTAGATAAAGGTTCAAGATTTAATGCTTTTCCTATGGGATCATTATTTGATGTCATGTACTCACATTCGTGTTACTGGATACAAAACCAAAGTCACTATTAGCTGTAATTTGATTAACAGGGATAGAAGCAGCTGCGTTACCAGTTGGCTGTCCATTTGCGGTAAGTCCAGGTTGACCTTGAAGATAAGCAACTGGACCAGTGTTACCAATTGCTGTATTCAATGCACCATCAGCAACATTAGGTGTATAGAAAACAGTATTTGCATATTTAATAATTGCACCAGTTTTAACTGGACCGTAGATATACCCTTTCAAAGTAAAATCTAATGTCCATGTAAGAGACTTTCGTTCTGAGAAATTTCCAGTATATGTATCTTCTTGAAAGATACTGTTCATAATTATTGGAATTTCCATTGAAATAGCTGTATCTGGTACCAAATTTATTTTTACAGTAAATTCTGGTGTAAAGAAAGGAAGTATCTGTTCAACAATCTTAGTTCCGTCTTCAGCATTTTTAACAAGAATATACAATCTAAATCCAAAATTATATGGAACTGGATTGTATTGATACTTCATATTATTTAAATTTGTTGGATCTTGAACAGCTACGCGACCAATAGTTCCAAGTTTTCTAGAACCATCATATCTAATTTCTGTCATTTCAAAAGACATTAATGGTAGAGTAATTGTTTCTGTTGGTCTGTCGATGTTTGGATCTTGTTGCAAACGAGCCAACATTTTTTCTTTGGGAGCGTATGTAATTGGAACTTTGATTACTGCAGTAAGATTACCGCTGTGATCTGTTCTATCAATGGCAATGTCATCAAACAGCGTGCCGAATAATGCTACGTATTTACGAATAGTTTGAAAGTAAAAAGTTTGACCGAACATTAAACAGTACCCTCGCTAAATGGGTCTTGTGTACTAAAATCAATAAACCCTGCTGACTCACCACCAATTGTTTCGTTGGTTCCAGTTCCTGTAATTGCATTAAGATTGTATTGTTCCATAACGATGTAGTTGTCTTCTTCGTCAGTAAGCCAAGCACCAGTTTCGTCCATAATTACATAATCCAACATATTGGTAGATTCGAGCAGTTGAATACGATCGATTTCTGGTATACCTGTATTGAAGATCTCGTCGCTGTAAGTGAACAGCTCACATGTCATTTCCCATGTTTGTAATGCGCCGAGTTGATAGAACATCTCAAATTTGTTAACAAACTTGATTTGAAAGCATTTATTGTTCAGCGGGAAATAGATAAGATCACCTTCGTTTGGTCTTACAAGAGTTGTATAAGCACCAATCTCATTAATGAATGTTCGTTGTGCGATAGAGAACACAACTTGATCATTTATCTCAACACCAAACTTTGACATAAAGCTGCCATCACCACTGAACCCATCAATTGACTTGATATACAATTCAACCATGTACGCGCTGGTGTATGATGACTGATCATCGGCAGTATAAAGCTGATCTAGATTGTTGATGTTACGAGGAATGTAATACATATCCTCGCCATAGATTCGAATTGACTCAATAACTAAACTCTCAATGAGATTCTGCTCTTGAGATGATTTGTAATTATTGAAGAAAAAATTCGTAGCCATGATTATCCAATCATATCAGTTGATGGCATACTGCTATCGTAGATAATCTTTTCGATTTCTTTTCTTTCAACCATTCCATCATTTAGAATCTTTTCACCATTAAACTGAACGCCACCTGGCAGCTGCATTCCTGTAAATTTGGTAAGATTAGCGCCCCATTGTTCTTTAATAAGAGCTGTTGCATAATTCTGTAGCAGACGTTCGCCGAATGCTTTTGGATAAACTGCTGGATCAATAACCTGATAAGCTTCGACGATAATAAAATCGCCAACGTTGACAATCGTCCAGTCCATATCGATATACAGCTTATTAACCATACGATTGTATCGAATAGGCTGTTTACCAACAAGCATCTGCTCCAAAAACTGAACATGTTGCAAAGCCATGTAGTATGGAACCATTGACACAGAAGTCAATGTATAAAGGTCGTTCAATGCAATTTGGTAACGGATGTTAAACAAATTGTTGGTATTAAGCGCCTGACCGATTTCAAACAGGTTTACCACGCCGATAATGTTATCAGGCATGGTGATGTATTTTTTGGAAATATCATCAGCTGTTACTTGATATTTGTAGAAAACTTTCTCAGCGCCATCGAAATGATAGTCCCAGTAAAAACGAAGAGCTTCATCAACACGATCATCAACTTGGTCATCATCAACGTTGATTTCGATTACTGGAGCGCCAAGCTTGCGTAGGCAATAAGCTTTAAATTCGTCTCTTGTTGTTGGAACAGTCATGTGAAACCCTTTTTAGATCTATTTATAAAAAAGGATGATCAATTTGTCCAGATACAGGCTCTCCGTTATTTTCAAATTGTGAGGGATCGACGAGTTGAGAATCGATCTGCTTACGGATATTTTCCATCATAAAATATACCTCTCTGTATGGAAGCTGATCCAGCAGATCCAACAGTTTATTAGCGCCATTTATATCAAATTGCAAATTGATTCTAAAATCTTCCATTTTCATGCTATAGCCTTTTCTCTGGTTTTTGGAACGATTGCTTTTGCTTCTTTATCGCCCCAGATGTTTTTCCTATGCTCTGGTAGAGCTTCGTTTTCTATGTAGTATGGCAAGAAACCAGTTAGTTTCTCCAATGCAACTGCGAAGAAAGGAATATGATCATCGTATGCATTGTTACATGCACGCAGCCAGTAATTTTTTTCCAGATACATGCATGCTCCCTTGCATGTCTGAAGCACTGGGCAGTCAGAACATTCCTTACGTTTTGACCAATGAGTCGACGTGTTTAGTTTGATGCTCTCAAACTTGGATACATGACCAATCATATGTGGTTTACCATTGGGAGCTGTAGAAACATTGGAAACATTCTGACATGTAAGAACGTAACCATTTAAGTCAACAGCAATCGTATCCACGCTGTCCATACCACATTTCTGTCCAAGCGAGGAAGCTGGTCGATTAGAAGAAATACTTTCAATCCATTCCTGTATACGATTACGAACAACAGCGAATGAATGATTTTTACCTTCGCGAGTTTGTTTCAATGTAAGGCGACGGAAACCAAGACTTTCTTCTTCGTTCTGAATACTGTTAGCAAGACCACCTTCATCATATGGATCAATAAAGCCACCCTCACCAATAGTAAATCCATTGATACCAAGCTCTTTATAAAAGTTAACAAAAAAACTCTGAATAGCAGCGCGATCCATATTCTCGCGATTAACCATAGCATTAAAGCTGATACGGTTTTGTGGAGCAAGTCTTTTAATTAAGTCAATGATGCCTTCTTTGGATATTATATCATCGAATGGATCTGGACCACGAACAGGCATTCCTGGACCATCATGAGACAACCCGATAAGAAATCCCATGCGATCGATCCACTCATTAATTTCTTCATTCAGTAATGATCCATTTGTGACCATAACAAACTCAGCTTTTGGAAACTTCTCTCTCAGTTGTTCTGCTAATGGCTTCAAAGTTTTAATATAAACAAGTGGTTCACCACCCCAAAACTCAATACGTCTCGGAGATCCACGTAACCACGTGTCGAGATTCTTTATAAATTTATCAGCTGATTTGTTGTTTGTTTCTTCGGCGTGTGGAACAAAGCGTTGTGAACAATACTCACAAGAATAGTTACAAGACAATCCGAGCTGAATTTTTAATGTTTCGATGTTGGAGCTTTTACCGAGTGGATTTTCTTTGGAAGTAACAGCTGCTTGTTTGTATTTTCTATTCTTCGTTTGTTCTTTTATTTGTGGAACAGCTATAACATTACCACTTAAATCCGTTAACGAAGAAGTCATATTATCATAATAGAAAACACGTTCTTCCGCGCCTCTACGCGAGTGTATTTTAAATAAAGCCATTTGTCACCTTTCAATGATGTATTATGGTTTTGTATACGTCAACGCAAATATTGAAGAAAACCATTTAAAACCAAATTTGATAGTCGCAGTTTCACCAGAAGTCATACCAGCAGAGCTGAAATTAAATGTCGCTCTACCATTATTTAGAGCTACTTTATTTGGCGTTATACCATAATCGGAAGTAATGTAAATGTCAGCTACAGCATTGTTTGGAACTCCGACAATAATCTGACCGCCATCTGCATTTTGATTTAGAAAACGTGCACCAAGGTTTGGATAATAGTATCTTTTTGTTTCATACCCAGGAGTTAAAATAATGAATCGCTGAGTTTGCACATTCTGTGTAATATTAGAAGTAATGTTCGTATTTTGACCACCACTTATAGAAAAAAAACACTGTTTAAAAGAAGATGCTTCAGGAATTGTAACGAGTTGAAAAAATGAATTCCATGTTTTTGTTGGATTTAATACTACGTTATTCTTAATAAAATCAGAAAAACGCTGTTTGGTAACAGCTGTTTGTGGATATAAATTAAAAATTGGTTCATGATTGCCATATTTGTCAGCGTTCAAAATCCAACGATCGAATCCACTATACGTTGAATCATTTTTAAGTTGATCCCAAGTAATTGTTGTTTTTTTCTCACCAACAAGACCGCCTGTATCATTAAGAACAGTTGGTGTATTTGTAGTAATCGTAATTTTTTGATCTTCAACTTGAACGTCAATCGAATTTAAAACACTCGCATAATCTTTGTAAACTACCATTCTGAACTGATCGTAATCAGAAATAAGCTGGTTGTATTGATCAAGTGTTACAAGATCAAAAACATTTACCTGAGGAATTGTTAAATTGGCTAGATCAGTCATTTTTGTTTCCTAATAGATTTGCTACAGACCCTACTATCTTAAATGTAATATTGCAAACAACTTTACCTAATTTCCATTTAATTAAAGAGTTTGCGACTAATTTATTTAATATCTTAGAGTTTATTTTACCAAGTATAATGCTGGTTAAATAAGCTCCATAATTTATATCTTTTCCAGAATTTGAATATCTGTAAAGTAATTCGTTTATATTTTCATTTGTGAGCAAACCCTGCTCGTATGCGTAGCGCATGAACCCACCATCACCAATAATAGAAGTTGTACCATAACCATTTACGATATAAGTTCCATCTCCATCAACCCAAAGATTATATACCTTTTCGTCTGTCGAATCAACAATATTAACAATAGCAAATGGTTTATTTTTACCTAACCATGGATAAGAATCATAATTTTTATCAGGATCAACAGATGTTAAACCTCCATTAGTATATAGAGGATGGTTTGATGTAGCGAATGGTTCAATGTTGTATGTTGGTGAATACAAATTTTGGAAATCTGAAGCGTTTGCACTTTCGAAATATACGACTGTATTTATTTGTGTTTTATCATGGTTGAAAACTTTGTCGCCAACTTTAATTTGACTGATCGGAACTTCTTCACCATCAGCAAGACAAACCATAGTTTCTTCTGTAAAACAACCTCCCCCACAGTTACAGTTGCAGTTACAGTTGCAGTTTGTATAACAATTACCTACAGAGTTATATCCGCTGTTGCAGTTACAATTATAATAATTTCTCGTGTAATCTGTACCACGAATACGATCAATCAAAACGCTATACGCATCGTATATAAAAGTAACTTGAGCTACTGGATAATATGCTGTTGAACTTGGTAATTGAAAACCACCTGGATTACCACAGAGTCCAGGCATACCAGAAACACCCCATGTCCACCAGCTACCATTTGGTGGATTCCAGTAGCCATTTCCGTAACAGTTACCGCCTGGCAAAATACCAGTGCAGTTACCTGTTCTGTTATCTATATATGTGTTGTAACGTATACGCTGACCAATAGCTGTATCGCCAGCTATAAATCCCATACTATTGATATCTGTACCAGATGATATAGCTGCACCGCTATTATCATATGATGTGGTAGTGTTTATCTTCAAACTCATTTATAAATCCTAGCAGTTGCAGTTACAATTGCAGTTACAATTACAGTTACAGTTGTTAAAAGAACCAAAATCGCTTGAGCAGTTGCAGTTGCTATAAGCACGATGTATCTCTTGACCTCTGATACGATCATAAAGCAAATAATAGCCATCATATACTAAATTTACTGCTATATTATAAAAGTTGCAGTTTGTTTGACCACCACCAAAATCATATCCATAATCGTTAGAGCAAAGACAGTTAACACCAACACCCCATGTCCACCAACTACCATTTGGTGGATTCCAATAAGGATTTCCGTAACAGTTACCACTTGGTAAATACCCACGACAATTGGTTGCAAGGTCGTCTGTGTATGTTGAATATCGAGCTAACTGACCGATGTCACCACCTTGTGTAACAAATCCCATATTACCAGCATCACTACCGCTACGAGCCGAATAGTGAATATTACTGTTGTCGATTACTTGTGTGCCACCAACATAAAATGCCATTTTACCCTGCCGTGTTTGCCGTGTTTGCTACTGGTTGTGGGAATTCAAACCATTGAGGTAATGAATTAGCAAAATGATCGTATGGGTCGACACCATTTGCTGTCATAAGATTTACTGTTGCAATTTCACGTATGTCATTGTTCCCATAGTTGTAAGACACTGTAAAAATAGTTTTGTTTTCAGTGCTTGGTGCAACTATACCAACATTATTTTGAGTATATGAAAAGTTTGTTTTCATTACTGGAGGATTTGCCGCCATGTTAATTACCCTTTTCTAATTCAGCTACTCTCTGCTCGAGCTCTTTAATAGCTTCAAGTAACAGAGGTACAAGTTTTTCGTATTGAACTGTGAGATATTTGTTATTACCTGGAGCTGGTTTAACTGCCTCTGGTAATATTGATTGCACTTCCTGAGCGGAAACACCAACACGAGATAGTTGATTATTCTCGATACCAAGTTGAATTGCTGTGTCGTTAGGCATGTAGTAAAAACCATTAAGAGCTTTTACTTTATTCAATGCATTATCGATATTATTGATGCGTGTTTTTAAACGATCGTCAGAATATGCAGTAACAACGTCGCCTGTAAAATAACCAGAACCTGTAACGATAATTGGAGCTGAAATGGAGAAATTTGTTCCGTTCCAGTAAATGTACTTAGCACCACTATTACCAAAGAAAAGCGCTCCGTTATCTGGATAACCTGAACCACTACGAGTTAAAGCAATGTCTCCAGTAAATGTACCACCAGAAAATGATACTTTACCATTAGTTAATGAATTAACATAAGTGTTTGTTGCAAATGTACCATTAACATATGTGTTAGAAGCAGCATATGCTTGTGTTGCGAAAACCGAATATACTGCAGTGTTCTGAGCAAATGTTGAGAAAACAGCTGTATTCTGAGCAAAAGCAGCATATGCTGCAGTGTTCTGAGCAAATGTACCATTAACATATGTGTTAGAAGCAGCGTATGCAAGAGCGTTAGTATAAGCTGCTGTAGAGTAACCAATCAATGTAGTAGCTGTGTTACCGTTCAGATAAAGAGCATTGTTTGCTACGATGTTTGGTTGTGAAACAGTTTGAAGTGTACCAGTAAGGTTTGTTGCATTTACGTTAATAACATTAATGTTTGCCCCGTTGATGGTTGTTGTACCACCAATCGTAACAGTTCCAGTAACAGCCAGTGTGTTTGAAAGAGATGTTGCACCAGTAACTGCTAATGTGTTAGAAAGAGCAACGTTACCAGCAATTATCGCAGAATTTGATATTGTAACATTTCCTGTCACTGACAGTGTATTTGCCAGAGTAGCAGCGCCAGTAACACCAAGCGAGCTAAAAAGATTAGCTGCAGCAGAAACACCAAATGTGGATAATACGTTGGCAGCACCAGTTACCGAAAGGGTATTCGCAATTGTTGTTGCGCCAGTTACCGATAAAGTATTAGCGAAATTTACGTTCCCAGTTACTGAAAAGGTATTGACGAAAGTCGCGTTACCAGTTATAATAACACTGTTAGCGAAAGATGCATTGCCAGTTACAGATAGAGTATTGCTAATAACTGTGTTGCCTGTAACAGCTAGAGTGTTGGATAGGGTTGCAGAACCAGTAACGGAGAGAGTATTCGCGAGCGTAGCAGCGCCTGTGGATCTGGTTGTTCCCGTCACAGAGAAATTACCCTGTACGTTGGCTGTACCAGTAATTGTTAAGTTAGCATCTGGTGTTGCGTTGCTAATACCAACTTTACCGCCAGTAGCGTAAATTAAATTGGTGTTGACAATAAGTCCGTTCTTGACGGTAAAATCTTTATCTGACATGGTTCACTCTCCCCACTGTTCTTGTTTTTTATTATTTATAGTTCTACGTAGTTCCGCACGTCATCTATAACTTTTATATTTGTTACAAGAGCAATAAGGTCGATATCGGCTAAATTTAGCTCTGTTGTATGAAAAACACTAGCTGGATGAATTACAAAAGTTCCTGGTAATGGACGTATTGCACTCAACATATTATGATTGAGGTAGCGATGGCGCATTGGCATTGGGTCGATCATATGTAGTCGATTACCAGCCATTTTCTGATGTACATTCGAACTATCATCGGTAACACCAACCTGTAAAAATAAAACAGCCACATAATCCACCGAGCGATGGTTGTGTGGTTTAGCGTATTCTTGTGGTCCAAACCGACGCATATTGGTAACAGCTTCAAATTTTACCTTTTCTGGCTCATTAAATCCTTCTGCCGTAGCTAATTCAATCATGCGCTGTTTTAAAATAGTTTTAAAGATTTGACAAGGTTGACGTTCGTCAGCTAACAAATTGTAAGATGTTTCTTTATTTTTCCTCATCGCATACGGGACGTGCGCCTCTGGATTCTGAGCTTCATACTCTGAACCAATTTCAATCAGTTGGTTAAGAAACTGATCACCACTGATCTGATCTGTTAATATGTTTGTTGGCCATAAAGCTTTTACTGTCATACTACTACCTTAAATTTTGAAATGTTTGGCCAGAACTTGTATCCAGCTTTTATTTCAACAATTTCACCTTTATATAACCCTTCAACATTTAAATTGAATTGAACTCCGCTTTTGCATTTTGTTCTGTTCAAAACACCAGCCGATGCCCAAAGATATATATCTGCCTGTGTGTCAGCTTCAACTACGTAGCAATGATCGGATATTTCTTTTATCGATATTGGTAGCCAATTATTTAAAAACTCTTTAATTGATTTCATAACATTTTGAGTTTGCTCGACATCATCTATAAAAAATTTGTGTGTTGTTCCAGCATGTTCGTAATCAACGCTATGATAAACAATCGTACAATCGTTGTAAAAACAATTTTTATATGGAGTTAGAACGAAAAGAATAGGAATAAGATTAAGCTGAGTCATCGCCCATGCGGGAGATGCGATGTTATGTTTTCCCTCTCCGTTTAAATCTGTATTCGTAGAGTATTCAGAATTGTAAAGGGAACTGTAAGATTTACCAAATGGAGCTCTGTATGGTTTTGTAAATCTTGTTGTTTCATACCAAACCATTTCGAGTGTTTTCTTATCATAACCCAAAGCTATACAGCCATGATCTTCCGAATAACTATCGATAATTTTTTGTAAGTAAAATGTTTGAATATCATCAGATCTTTTAACGATTAAAGTACTATCGTTCAATCGCATTTCTGTTGAAAATGTTAACATTTTCCTGTTATTAACAAATAAATTCATGAAAACAAATTATATCCAAATTTCACTAATAGTTCCACCACCAGAAACAGTTACTGGTGTAACAGTACTTGTTATGTATATTTGCTGCGTGTTAGCATAAACGTATTTAGCGTTCGCAGCGTATATTTGAATTGTAGATAAATTAGCCATAGCTGATTTGTTAATTAAAGGTACGTTGATATACGAAATGATTGAACTGTTTGTAGTAATAACTGGTTGTTTAGAGCCTGTTACTGTTAACGTATTCGAATTACCAAACGGACTATTCATTACCATAGTTGGGCTATATCTGTTTGACTGTGTAATTAGATTGTTATACTGAGAACTATCGATAACAGCTTCTGCCGCGAAAGGATTCTTATTTACAAAGAAAGTTGGATTTCCAACTGGTGTTGAGTAACCATTCGAATAACCAGAAATAACATCGAAATATAAACCAGCATCAGACAAAGACAAATAAGAAGTTGTTCCGAAATTGATACCGTTCGTAATGTTAAATGGTTCGGTCGGTGGTGTAAAATTGGATGTGTAAAGCGCAACAAATTTTGTAATACGAAGATTTGACAAATAACCATCAAACTGTTGAGTATTGTTTGTTTGATAACCATCAGAATTGCCGATAGAAAACAATGTACCAATTGATGGACTTGGAGCTGCTATAACACTTCCTGCAATAACACCATTAACAAAAAATGTTAATAATCCAGATTTTCTTACCCATGCCACATGATACCAGTTGTTTATAGACATATTGTGGTTAGCATTGCTTATGTATTGCACGCCAGCAAATTGCATAAACATTTTGGTTCTACCAATAAAGAAAGCCATACCATCAGTATAAGATCCACCACTTGTTGTACCAACAATATAAAAACCAGATCCAATAGTATCACCAGCTGGTAATGATGTTAAATTAACCCATCCTTCAACTGTAAAATCGAGATAACCAAAACCAAATGGAGCTCCACCCAAATTACCGTAAGTTGTAGCCATGTAATTGTTGTTAAGCTTATCAAAGCGGAAACTTTGACCTGTTGAAGTTCCTTGTCCAATTAACAACAGATTGTTTATATTGTTTGGATCAGTTGGGTTAGAAGGAACAGTTCCTGGAGTAAATATCGTTGTAACAGTGTTAGAAAATGTTGGGCTGTTGTTAGTTGAAATAACGTTGCCCCATGAGCCTACACCATACACCGAAAGGTTATTTGTTATAGTAAAGTTGTTTGATGAGTTATCAATTATCGCTGTATTTTGAGCTGTTAACAGTACTGTGTTACTGATAGCTGTAAGAGGAGCTGATGGAGTAGTAAAGTTTGTCGTATAAACGCCTGTACCTTTTACAATACGGAAGTTAGACATATAACCTTGCCAGTTAAATGTATTTCCAGTTCCACCAGTAGCGCCAATTGGTTTAGAGTTCGCATCAGTATAGTTGTTTGTATCTGATGTATTACTACCAATAATTGTACCATTCAGATACATGTTCGAATTACCAGAAACACGCGAAACAGCAACATGCGACCAAGTTCTTAATGGTAATTGGGTTGATGTTGATATTACGTTACCAGAGTCAGTAGCATAAACTAATCCAGTGTTGCTCCATGCTAACCATGGTGATGTTGCAGAACCACTCTTATAACCCCAGATCCAATAATACGAATAAGAAGAATTACTAGTCACATTAGTTGGTCCAAAACCAACAGGATAAACCCATGTTTCAAGCGTAAAGTCGCCAGTACCAAAAGAAAACGCTGAGTTAGCTGGTGTTGAAAGGAATGTGTTCGAACCATCGAAATAATAACTATTCGATGTTACACGTGTTTGAATTATATTGGAGTTAGCAATTCTTAAATTGCTTACGTAGCCATTGAAAAAATTATTTACACCACCAAGCTGAGAAGCACCAACGTAAATTAAAGTTGATGAGTTACCAAAAACATTAGAATATGCAATAGTGTTTGAAAGAGAACTGTTTGTATAAAGATATACGTTAGCAGAATCTTTTACAATAGTAACATATGTCCAAGTGTTTGGAGTTATAGATGGACCAGTAATTATGTTGTTTCCATCATATGAATAGGTAAGTGTACCATTATTCATATACAAATTCCAGTTACCTAAACCACCAGTATTTGAAGATAGCTGATCGATAATAACAGAGTTACCAGTATTAGAAGTTGGATATATCCATGCATCTATAACAGCATTAGAAAAACTGCCATATTGGAAAGATGTTACTTGGAAATTATTACCATATCCAAAAGTTGATAAACTATATCCTACGTTTGCACCAAAATAACCAGAAGAATCAGTTAAAATATTATTCTGTGAGGTTATTAAATATGTTTGTGCTGTAGAGTTTGAAACTGGCAACAGTGGAGATGTCGGTACAGGAATAGATGCTATTGGGGTTGTATTTGAAGCTGATGGATAAACAAGCGTGTTGCTAACACGAAGATTACTTACATAACCATGAATAAAACTGTTATTCCATTCTCCAATGTTTATATAACATTGAGGACCAGCTTCGTAATCAGTTGTGTTTATAGTGGCTGAATATGGAATACCGTCAACATACAATGTTAAATTATAACCATTTTTTACTGCAGCAATATGAGTCCATTTACCAACAGGAATTGTTGTTGGATGTATAACAGAAATAGCAGATCCAGTCCAAATATAAAATACCAACTGGCCATTTAAGTTCGGACCAAAAGACCATTGAAGGTATGTGTTATTGATTGTACCATAACCTATTAGTCCACTTTGAGTAGTGCTGTTACCCCAGTTTGATGAAAATGAAAGAGGATATATCCAAGCCTCGATACAAAACTGTTGTAAAATAGGAAGAGAACTTAATAATTTCCATTGACCAGGTGCGATTGTCGGTTGTCCAGCAATCCCCTGAGTGCCATTGAAATAATAACTATAAGTTCCAGAAAAAGGAACAACAGTATTTGAAAATCCAACAGAACCACCACTCCAAACAGTACTACCAATCGGATCATTAAATGGTGTTTTAATACTCGCAATATTAGCAGTAAGCAAAATTGTTGTATTGCTGGTAGGTAATAATGGAGCAGTTGGAACAGTAATAGTAGATGCTGTTGAATCGTATGCGTTCGAAAAACCACTTACTCTTATATTCGACAAATAACCCTTGAAAGCTGATGTTGTAGTATTACCAGCAATGTAGTTTATAGAACCAAATGATGTTGTGATTGCAACGTTACCAGTTGTTGATTTCGTACCATTGACAAAAACAGTAGTTGCGTTTGTAGTTGGATTTCTATTTACTGCGATATGGTACCAAGTATTACCAGCCAAGGTAACAGGAGAAGTAAAGTTTGTACCAGAAACAGAAAAATTTGTTGTGTTTGTAGCAGTAAGGTAAAATGGTGATCCTAAGCTGCTGCTTACAAGCTGATATGGGAAAACGTTGTTGTTGAAATAAGCAAACATTTCAACTGTAAAACCAGAAGAAAAGTTAGGAAACGCTAAAGAACCAAGAGATTGCAATATTTGGGACTGGCCATCAAATTCAAAACTAAACGTATTAGCAAAAGGAATTATGTTGGTATTTGTTTTTACTCCAAGCCATGGAGAAGAAGTAAAACCATAACTACGTAGTAATGTTGAGTTGGCAGTTGCAGCATCATTTAAATTGCCCATCGTTTGACAGGTAAGAATAGTTGTAGTAGCAGTAGAGTTACTGATATATGTTAAGTTTGCTGTAGGTGGTGTGAAGTTAGTGGTATAAAGAGCGCTACCATTTATAACTCTGAGATTTGAAATATAACCATTAAAATAAGAGACCTGGTTTGTTTCAGAACCAATGTAAGTGTTCGAACCAAGACCTGTTGAGTTAGCAAACGTGTTACTACCGATCGATGTACCATTTACATAAAATGTAACAACACCATTGTTTCTAACATAAGCAAGATGATACCAAGTATTTGCAGAAATTCCGTGTACGTTTGTCGACAGATACTGAACATCGTTTACCTGAATACTAAGATGTTGCGAACCAATTAAACAATCAATACCATCTGCTAAAGATGGCGTACCAGTTCCAACAAGAACAAAGGTGTTAGAAGCTTGTGCTGGCCAAGTATCCTGAGTTGGTAAACCAGTAAGGTTAACGAACGCCTCAACAGTAAAGTTATTTGTACCAAAATGCATTGGCAACATATCGCGCTGAGATAATGTAGTTGAAACTGTATTTGTAAAACGCCAGCTCGCAGCAGGAGTAAATGGAACAACAGTATTAGAAAACTGAATTGTTGAAGAAACAATGATGTTGTTTGTTGAACTATTATCAATCAAAATTGGTGACTGCGCAGTAAGTAATGTTGTATTGGTTGAAGCAGTTAATGCTGTATTTGATGGTGTAAAATTAGTTGTATAAAGCGCATTACCTTTTGTAATACGAATATTTGAAATGTATCCTTCAAAATAAGTGCATGACTGTCCTTGTTCGTTACCAATAACAAGAGCTTTACCACCATCTGTAATGGTTGCTGAGAGAGCTTGTGTATTAGCAAGAACACCATTTACCCAAAGATTTAATGTTGTTCCCTGTTTTGTTGCTGCGATATGATTCCATGTTCCAAAATTTATTGCAACGTTCGAATAAATTTGTTGTATTGAGGTAACACCATTACCACTACCAACACGAAATGCTGGATACCACCATCCACTACCAGAAGTAAAAGCAGAAGGACTAAGGTATAAATTATAAGATGGATATGTTGAACCAGAAACACCATCTTTATCTAATATCGATTGTATGTTAGTATTACTGTTTGAAGGACCAATTGCTTCAGAAAAAACATATGCTTCAACAGTAAAATCGCCAGATGATAAATTTAAATTAGCATTGTATGTTACGTTTGCTTGTGATGTACCATTAAAATAAATGCTATACGTATTTGGGAATGGAGTATCTGTGTTTGTAATAATAGGTCCAGTAGGAACCCATGGTGTATTGTTTGGATTGTTTGGACTATTGTCGATAAGAGTATTCGACTGCGCTGTCAACATTAATGTTGAACTGTTTCCAGTTAAAGCTGTTGTTGGTGGTGTGAATGATTTGTATACTGCACCTTTAGTAATACGAACATTTGAAACATAACCATCCATTTTATCAATGTTTGAAGTCCAATATGGTACTGATGCTCCACTTTGGAAACTATAATACGTATTACTTGATGGTCCAGAATAATTTGTTGTTGTTGTACCTTGTAGAATACCATCAACATACAAAAATGTTACACCAAGATATCTTTGAACAACACAATGATGCCATTGTCTTGGAATTAATGGAGGAGCGTTAATATATAATGTTCCATTAATTGCGAAATGAAGACTGTTAACATATTGTTCTAGATAAACTCTATTTGATGTTGTATTATCATTTAATTCAAAAAGCGTATAATACTGATTTAATGTAGCAGCTGATTGATTTTGTTCGTTTATGTACGCCCAGCACTCCATTGTAAAATCATGGTTATTAAAATCAAAAGTCGAATATGAAATAGTAACAGGAACAAGGTTAGCATAACCTGTATTCGAAATCGTAAGGTTAAATGGACTTTGATCTGTTAATGAAGAAGAGTTAAAGGTTAACAGCGAAAGATTTGTTGATGTTGTATTACTGAATGTAGAATTCGGTGGAATAAAGTTTGAGTTGTATACTGTATTACCATTCGTAATTCTAAGATTTGAAATATATCCTTTAAATGCACTGTTAGATGCAGTATTTCCATCGCCTGGATATGCGTCAATTCCAATAGTTAAAGCATTGTTAGTATACCAAAATGGAATACTATAATTAGTAGCATTAGCTGTAGTTGTTGATATTAATGAACCATTTCTATATAAACGGAATGCTCTATCATTTTTAACTAAAGCTAAATGAGACCAAGTATTAATTGGAAGAGTTCCATATCCTATATTTGTATCATTACCTACCGCGCCAAGACCATTAACAATTCCTAGACCATAACCACCATTATTAATGTTTTGACCAATTCGAACATAATTTCCAACCGATTGGTTTATTGAATTCGAATTTAATTCTAAAAAAGAAGTCCAGTTTGTAGAAGGAGCAGCAGTTGGATATGTCCAAAATTCAATACAAAAGTTATTACTACCAAAATTAAAAGCTGATGTATTAGCAATAGAAAAAGAACTGTTTCCTGTCATATAAACAGCATATGTGCTAAATGATCCTGTTGATGATAGTGCCGTATTTTGTTGAATGTTTGTTGATGTGTAAAGAGTAACATTGCTTACTGGTACAGGAAGGTTACCTGGATTACCATATGTTGCTGTTGTATTGTAATTTATTGGATTGTTTGGATTTAATGATGAAGGATCAGCACCAGTTCCGAATGATGTATCTTGTAAAGAAGGATACTGCAATCCTAAAAATAGTATCTGAGTGTTTGGAGAAACATAATCTGATAAAGGTAACTGCGGTGGAGTAAACACAGTATTAGGCGCATAAATTACGTACTGCCCGTTTGTATTATTTGCTTGAGTACTTGTTGAAAATCTAAAATTAGATAGATAGGCGTTTAACGGCTGTGTCAACGAACTGCCGTTCATAAGAACGCCAATAACCAATTGGTTATTGGAAGGAAAATTTGTTGTATATGTTAAGTTACCAAAATTTAATGTATTACTATAATAAGTTGGATATCCATTAATCCATGTGCAAATACCGTTGGTGCTTGTTCTTGAAAGAACAACGTGATTCCAAACACCATGAGGAATATAACCTACAGTTTGGTTTATCGTCCATGATGTACCAGTATTACTCATTAAAAGTGTTAAAGAGCTACCGTTTGCAGCTGCAGCAGCATCAAGTCTTACTGTTCCATATGAATTGTTTGTTGAATTTTGATTAAGAATAAAAATTGTACCATTTGTATTAGCTTGTTTATTGATATAAAATTCAATACAAAACTGGTTTAAACCAGTTCCAAATTCGTTACCTGTTCTATCGTTCCAAGCTAATATATCATTAACACCATTAAAATAATATGCGTAACTGTTACCTACGTTATACCCAGGTGCGAAAATAAATGATTGAGAATTATAAGAAGATGCATACTGTATAGCATTAGCAATAAACGGAGGTGCTATGTTAGCCATTGTCTGATAGTTGAACGATGAATTAACAGTCAGATAATCGCTTGTACCATTAAAGAGAATACTACCGCCTTGCAAATTTGCAGTCTTATTTAAAGTTACTGTGTTTGCGCGAGAAAAAATTACGTTACCAGAAAACACATTACCAGAAACAGCATACGTAGAAAACACAGGAGTTTCAAACTTGTCAACACTTTCATATTGATTGTTTGAACTTCTTGTTGAATTTACTACCAGATTTGCTGCGCTGAATATTGCGTTTACTAAAACTGTCATTTTATATGTTTATGCTCGGAATTAGAGAACTTGTACCACCAGAGGTAACAGTAATACTTAGTTGTGTATCTGCAGAGTTACTTGTGGTGATTGTTGCTGATTTAGCACCATTGGCGAAAATCATACTATATCCGTCAATTGTAAATGTTAAGTTAGCAACCATTCTGTTGTTACTGTTATCGTATGCATTCACGTTAGCTGTTATGCTTACGTTCGAGCCAGCATATATCGGATTACTGTTCGAGTATACAATACCAATACTTGTTGGAACAGCTGAGTTAGAAGTCGGAGAAACGATATGTAAAGATCCAGGATCTGGGTTACCGTTATCTGCGACATACGCCCAGCAACGTGCTGTTTGATCAAAACCAACACTGGCTATGCGTCCTGGATAAAGTGAAGCAAAAGTCCAACCAGATGTTGTATTAAAGTTATACCAGTTTACGCCTCTGTAGTTAACAACAGCCAACACGTTACTGTTCGCAGGAGAAGCGATATACGTATGAGGAAAGTCAGTAATATTCGGGAACGTCAATGCGCTGTGGAATGTTAACACGTTGTCATTTGATGTTGCGACAGAGCCAATTTGGAATGTTAGCCATGTGCGCGCGAGCGTGTTCGCGAAACGAGTTGCCGAGTTACTAACCCAGCCAGCTCCCATATCGTTATGAGTAAATGTGATATAGTTGTTTGAACCAACTGAAAATTGATATGGACGATAGAACCAGATATTATTAAGCAATGATGTTGCGTTGGTATTTGCACCGTGAGCTGCATAGTTAGCATATGTGTTAGCTCCAGGATATGACATTGTGCAGTTAACTTTGGAGATATTTCCAACCTGTCCTGGACCCCAAATATATTGAACTGGTGCTAAGTTATTTGACGAATCCCAATGCATCGTATAGAACACTTTTCGAGTAGTGCTGTCTGTACGAATGTTAGAAGGGATTGTCATATTATAGGTTTGAGAATTAGATGTTGCAGGTAACTGAGCAGAAACGACTGCAGTAACAGCTTTTGATGATGCGTTAACATACGAAACAGTAATTGGTTCATTAGCTGTGTTATGTTGAGTTTGAACAAAATATGGGTTATTGTTTGAATCTCTACCCATAAAGAGATAATCCATCTGCGCAGTACCAGTAATCTGTGATTGACCGATAGAGGATTGAGAGGTATAGTTATTTGATGCTGTGATATAATTACATGAACCGCAAATTGAAGTTTGTGTCCAAATTTGTGGTGGTGAAGATACAGTATCTTCATAAAGGAACATATTACCAAAAAAATATTGGTTAAAGGCAGAACCATAAGTTGTTGACTGTAATGCATTTTGAGTAATATCAGAACCCCAAAGCCCACCATAATTCGAATTGCTAGGAGTATTATTATATGCTATAGAAATTCCATAAAAATAGTTATTACCAGTAATAGCCATCATTGGTCGAACAGGATTGTTAATTGGATCCATATTCCAATGATATTGATTACCCCAGCCTCTATTAAACCATTGTGCTCCAGGAGTTGCGCCGTCTTCTACCCATGCAGTTCCAGAAACTGCATGATTGTAAAGATACATAATACCTTGATTTTGTGAAAACCAACCATTGTATGCAGTATTAATTGAGAACAAATAACGATTGTTAAAATGAAATCTTTCTTGAGGAAGGAAAGCAAGACTGTTAACATCGTATGGCTGTTTGTCAATAAAAATTCTTGAATTACCTAAATTTATATCTTCAATGACAAAAATTTGCCCTGTTTCACCAATCGGATATGTAGTTGATGGCTGAGTAAAAACAGCTGGAGAATTTCTATTTACAGCAAATTGAACCATGGTTATACCTTAGACGTTTATACTTGTAGTGATATTATTTATTCCACCACCAGAAATTGAAAAGTTTAATGTTGTATCAGCTGAATTACTTGTTGTAATAACACCAGATTTAGCACCATTAGCAAAAGTCATAGTCGTTCCATCTATCGTAACTGTTACGTTAGTCGAATATCTATTTCCGTTAACATCGTATGCATTTAATGTTCCTGACGTACTAATAGATGTACCCGTATATGCATAGTTTGTATTCGCCATCACAAGTGAGATATTAACTGGTGTTGATGGTGTAATAATATGAAGCGAACCACAACCTTTGTCACCGAACAGACCCCAGAGACGATTCGTCTGATCAAATCCCATGAATATGCAAGGTCCACCAGCATTATACAATCCAGACTGAACCCAACCAGTTGCGGAATTGAACGAATAGAACTTAATACCAGAAGCTGCAATAGTAGCAATTGTTGAACCAGATGGAGTTGTTGGCAACCAAGATCTTGGGAAATCGCTGTATTGACTGAATGTTATCTTACTATGATAGGTAAGCTGATAATCGTTAGTACCAGAACCAACACTAAATGTTAACCATGTACGTTGTAGTGGGCTGTTAAATCTTGAAAGATAGTTTGTTGATGTATTTAAAATTCCATGATCAGACCAAGCGAATGTAAGATAAGTTGTACCACCAACAGTAAATTGATATGGTTTCAACCAAGAAGTACCATATGGATATTGGTTAGCTACTATTTGTTGTGAACCAAGAATTGGTCTATTCGCATAGTTAAAGAAGTTAGTTCCACCTGGATATGTCATTGTGCAGTTTGTTTTAGTAACAGCACCAAGGTTAGTTGGATCCCAAACATACTGCACAGGAGCAAGGTTACCATAAGCGTCATAATGCGCAGTATAGAAAACTTTTCTGTTTGATGCTGCAGTTCTCACATTTGATGGGAACATATTCTGACCAAGTTGTGTAAAAGAAGTCGAAGGTAATTGGTTTGTTAGAATATCTGTTAATGTTTTAGAAGAAGAATTAATGTATGAAACTGTTACAGGGTCGTTGTTTGCACCCTTGTTTATTCTGAAAAAATATGGATTGTTATAAACATCATTACCCATCCAGAAATTTTCATAACCATTCGTTGCTACTAAAACAGTAATAGAAGAAGATGCAGGAGAGCTATAGTTTCTTACATATGTTATTGGTTGAGAATTATAATAGGGGGATGAACCCTGATATCCATTCGTTTGAATTCCCCAAACAACGTCCTGAGCAGGATCTTCATATAATAAAGCATTTGGAAAATATTGATAATAACCACTGGTTACATTGTATTGGTTATCATCTTCCATTTGATTTGTTAATGGAGCTGTAACATCACTGTTATACCAAAACACACGTTGAACTACTGATGAAGAGCCATTAATTGGATTTAACGTTCCAGGCATTATCATTAAAATGTTATTAGAGTATGTTTTTATCTGTCCTCTGATAGGATAGTTTTGTGGATCAAGAGTTAAATGATAGTAATGGCTTGTAAATTTTGGAAAACGATAACTTGCTCCAGAACCACCAGCTTCATTATATGCAGTTCCATAAACAGACATACCATAAAGGTTATTAAATCCACCAGATGTAATACCAAAGTTAGTATCAGGTACTTGGCTATTAGGTCCAGAAAGAGATTGTAAATTAGCCATGGTGTACTGGAGATTATACGACCATTTTTTACCATAAATTGGTGTTAAAGATGCAACATCAAACGCCTGTCCGTTAATGAACAATCTTCCTTGAGTTGGATTGGGATCTTCTAAAATAGCTGGAATAATTGTATCATACACATATCCAGCTAATGTATAGTTTTGAAAATCCCTTGGCGATTGATAAAACTCTGCCATATTTTATTCCTTAGGTATTTGCACTTGCTGTATTGGATTCAGCTGTTTGTAATTCTTGAATTTCTTCTGTTGTAAGTCCAGACATTTGAAAATCAGCGCTAATGCTGTTCCAATAATCCATAGCATCACCTTCGCTTATCCATGGACGAATTGGATCATCACCAATAGCTGGACGAAATGGTTGATGAATAACAGGATGATCGCCTCGTTTTACCCATAGCTCTCCATTTTCATATGTCGCTGTTAAAGGATCAACTGCCATTTTTTACTCCTATGTATAAACATATCTAAAATAAACTGATAAGTTATTACCATAATAACTTGCGTTTGTAGGACCAAGATTGATTGTCAAATTATCACCAGTATTAACAGTAAACGAAGCGTAATTGCTGTAGTAATTTACTGTTGGTGAAGTTGTATTACCTCCAGATATGGTAAGGTTAGCTACGTTATTTGAACCATCTTTTAATACCGAGATATTTATATTACCACCGAGCGGAGGATTACCACAAACAGCGTATATGTTTGTTATTGTTAAATTTGCCTGTGAAAAAAACTGAATAATACCTGTATTTGGTGCCAGAGAACCATATCTATTGTATGTATGAATGTAAGAAGGAACAGAACGCCAAGTACCTGTTGTACCATTATAGCGCCAGAAACGTGGCTCGCCAACACCTGGATCGTACTGATAAAAAGTACCGTCTGAGTAAGTATTTGGAAATGCTAATGTCATGCCGTATACGTTCCGTTAGATGTAAATGTGTGAACCCACCAAGTATTACTACCACATGTATATGATGTTACTGTACCGCCAGTGGCTCTTTGTGTTGGTGCATTATAACTTATAATAACAGCTCCGTTAGCGCCTGGAGTATTTCCTGGATATTTTGTCGAACCACCTCTACCAATTGTTCCGCAACCAGACGTCGCGCTACA